CGACTTGACGGTGTACAGGTCAGCGTCGGTGAACGTGTTCAGCGTCGCCGTGTACACGATCGACGCCGGGACAGCGACGAGGGACGTCAGGAGCCCCTCCGGCTCGTTGATTCCCGAGCCGAGCAGGAACTTCTCGGCCTCCTTCATGTCCTTCGCGTCCTGGAACATGATCCCGAGGTTCGAGCGAAGCTCGCCCCAGTCCTGATCGACCTCGATCGAGAACTCGATGTAGGCGTGTGCCTTCGCAACCTCGGCCTGCGGCGCGTCGAACTGCGGGGTCGTGTCGGCGACCTGTGTCAGCTCCGCCTCGTAGACCACGTCGACGCCGTCGGACGAGATTCCCTGCCACTTGCTACCGGTGATCGTGACCGTCCTGGCAATCTGGCGGAGCGGGTTGACCGCCCCGTCAGACGTGAGGATCACGGTCGGGTCGATCGTGACGGGCACCGGGGTCTCTGAGCCGAGACCGGTGTTCGAAACGGCCGCCTTGATCGCAGCGTCCTCCTGCGTCGAGAGCGGCTTGCCCATCACCATCTTCCCGAACGCCCGGTCGTACAGGGCGCTACCCGTCGTCAGGATCCGGGTTGCGAACGCCGCCTCGCGCTCGTCGCGGGACAGGAGCTTCTCGGCGTGCGTGCGTGCCGTGTCCGGTGTCTCCGTCTCGAACGGGAGGTTCTCGACCGCTCTGCGTGCGCCCTCGTGGTAGAGGTGCTTCATCTCCTCGACCGTGGAGCCCAAGCCACGATAGGCGGTCAGGTCGAAGATGTTCTCGGGAAGCTTCGCGCCGACGTTCGTGTAGACACCGCCGCGGTTCTTCCGCCTGCGTACCGGGGCGGCACCGTCGCCGCTGATCGTCCGGGACACGTCGCCGTTCGCGGACGCGAGGCGCTGCTCGCGCTCCTCGATGTTCTCGATCGCGAGGTCGATCTGGATGCGCTCTGCCTCCATCTGATCGAACTCGACCTGCTCGCCGTCCTCGAAACGGCGTCCCTGCGCTTCACCGTGGATCTCACGCATCCGCGCCAGAACCTCATCACGACGCGCGGCGAGCTCTTCGAGAGTTGTTCTCTCGTCCATCTGCCCCTCCTTGAGGGTATGGGTTTTAGCGCCGCGCGAAGCGGTGCCCTCGTGTTGCGAACCTTCGGCTTCCGTTCCAGCCTCAGCCTCAGTCTCAGCCTCTTCGTCTTCGTCGTCGTTGGTGTCTTCCGTTTCGACTGGACTCTCGACCGACGACCAAACAATGTTCGAAGTGACGTTCGTACCGGAAGTGGCTGCCAACCCGATCGTGTTGAACGGGACGAACTCAACCCCGGACATGTCCGACGCTGGAGCGAACTGAATGTCGATCGTGTCACCGTCGGCGTTGCTGCTGCTGCTGAACGTCATCAGGTCAAACTCTTCCTCGGCTGCGCCTTCCAAGCTGGACACAAGACCACCTGATCTGCGGGGACCAAGGGCTTTCGCGATGACGGTGTCGATGGTGCCGAGCTTGTCGATCATCCCGGCGGCCAGCGCGTCCTTCGCTGTCAGCATCCGGCCTTTCCCGTAACTCTCACGGACCTGTGAAACACTGACGCCGCGGCCTTTCGCGATGTCACCGACGAACAGGTCGTAGGCCGCGTCGACCTTGTGTTGGATCTCGGCCTTCGCTTCCTCTGACAGCGGACCAAGCTGTTCCGCCTTGTACTGCCCAGCCGTGATGTAGGTGCGGCTGACGCCAGCTGCGGCTTCCATCTCGGAAATGTCGGTGTGTTCGGCGATCACACCGACGGAGCCGACCATCCCGGAAACGGGAACGACGATCTCGTCGGCCTGCGACGCGATCCAGTAGGCGGCAGACGCGATCTCTGGGTTCGCGACCGCGATGATCTTCTTCCGTGCGGTTGCTGCCCTAACCTCAGCAGCTGTTTCTGGGACCATCGCGACGGAGCCACCGGGTGAGTCAACGTCAAGGATGATCGTCGACACTGACGGGTCGTTGACGAGGGCGCGGAACTCGTTGATCCACTCGTCGAGGGCGACGCCGCCGCTCATGTTCGTCATCATCCCGGCGTGGGGGACCATCACCCCCCACAAGGGCAACACGGCGACCGCCCCAGTGTTCTGCTTCGGTGGCTTCTGTTTCGCCGCGACTGGTTCCAGCTCGACCCCGGCGAGTCGGGCCGCCACGACCCCACGGATCGTGAGGAGCATGTCTGGTTTCACGGCCCATGGGGTCTCCTGAACGAACCTGACCACCTGCTCGTATCGTTTTTCCATGGTGTCCTTCCTCAGTTCGTGGCCGGGGTCTGTTCCGGCGCGTTGCCGTTCTGGTTCAGCTGAGGTGCATGACCGCCCGGGTAGAGCTGCACCGACAGCGCACCCGAATGTTCGAGGCGGGAAAGGTCGTTCGCCTGCACAGCCTCCACGACCGAGTCAGGCTCGAACCCGGCTGTGATCAGCGACGAGATCGTCGCCGCCTGTGTTTCCATCACCTTCGCAGCGTCGGTCTCGTCTTGTTGCAACGCAGGAATGTCACGGTCGTCGTACCACAGCTCCGCGTTCTCAGGGACATCAATGATCGTTTCCATCGAGTTCGCGAAGTTGTGCCAAAGGGGACGCATCAACGTGTTCGCGAACTGGCGGTTGATCTCGTTCAGGTTCCCCTGCGACAACGACGAGCCGTGGAGTCCCTCGCTGAACCCTGCGTAGGCCGGATGGACCTTCGCGCAAGCGGCGATCCTGACCTCACCAGCAGCCTGGACCTTCGTGAAGTCCAGTTGGGTCATGTCCGTGCCGATCGGTACCGGGTCGGCTGCGGCGGCGAGGAACAAGGTGCGATACGGGTTGCCAAGCTCTCCCTCCCGGGCCTCCCGGTACTTCTGGACCCACGCCTCGAACTCCTCGACGTCTTCGACGTTCAGCTTCACAGCGAGGTTCGGTGTCGCCCCGGCCTCCAGGAACTTGCGCTTATGAGAGGTCATCTCCCTGTCAGCGAGCATCTCCTGGATCACCGGGGTGATCCACGACATCCCGCGATAAGGACACTCCGGGTCGGGGATCGGCATGTAATGCGCGACCTCATCAGGGGAGAAAAAATCGAGGTCGCTGAGTGGGCTGCTGCCACCAGGGTTGTAGATGTAGCCGATCACCTCAGCATCAATGTCCTGCGCGTCGATGTCTTCGTCCTGCATCGAGCCGAGCACGATCGTCACCCAATCAGGGCGCATCACCTTCAAGTAGCCGCCCGGGCGGCGAACAGCGAAGAAGTTCCCGGCGCAGCTGACATGCACCTCAGCGAGCGACAACAGGTCACCGGTGTTTCCGTTCGGCCACGGCTTCCGCAACGGAGCGAGAGCGTCACCGCCGAAGTAGTCCCCCGGTCTGCCGTCAACGATCTCACGGAACAAGAACCGTGCCTCCGAAAACAGCAGCATCCTGTTCATCACACACGCGAAAACAGTCGGTGACGCCTTGTAAGCGTTGTTCACGAACGACAGGAACTCCTGGCCGATCTGTTCCTGGTTGCCGATCAGGGACTGGTTGAACAACGGATATTCGATCCCGAACGGCCCGATGAAGCTCTGCATGTCCCAGGGGACCGCGGTGATCATCGCTTTCGGGGACGCTTCTTTTTTGCGCCAGGGGAACAGTCTCACTAAACCCAAGCCTCGATTCTTGTGTGGCGGCGGTCACGGTTATACGCGATGCGGGCGTTCGCGCGGGTCTGGTCACGGGCTTTCAGGTCATGGGCGAGCGAAAGCGTCTTGTTCGTGTCCAGGAAAGGGTCAAGCGTGACGTAGCACGGGTCACCGTTCAGGTAGCGGCCATCGCTGGTGACATACCCGTTGTGCGCCTTACGCACAGTCACCCCGGCGCTAGACCTGTACACACGATGAATGTTTCGCCCGTAGGGCAAGGGGACCCGGAAAGCGAACACCCGGGCAACGTCACGCTCTGTCACGGAAAGAAGCTGTCTGAACGCGACCGGGTCACCGGAGTCGATGTATTCGTCAGCGTCGATGACGAACACCCAGTCCGATTCCGCGCAAGCTCTCTCCATGAGTTCCGCACGCTTAGCAACCTGTGAGTCCCACAGGCCGTTGATCTCGATCTCGTGTTCGATGCCTACCTCCATGCAGGCCCCGCCGATCGCGACCGCCTGGTTCTCCTCGTTGTCTCCCGCGACCTCGGGGAACCCTTCCCAGCGGCCACCGAGGGCGAGCAGCTGGTCGCAGTAACCCTCAAGGGACTTGACACAGCGAACAAGCGTTTGTGGTGATTCGGCGTACCAGGCGAGCGCCGCCGTGATGATCAGAGACGGTCTCCTGGGCGTGTGCCGGTGATCGCGCCGCCGACACCCCTGCCGATCGCCGGGATGCCCCTCAAAGACATCGAATCGCCGCCAGCAGGGGTTTTCTTAGGTGCCGCGACGGGAACACCCTGGCTGGTCGCGCGTTGAAGTTCGCTGTGGAGGGTGCTGGCCTGGGTATGACGCATCTCGATGCGGTCGAGGACAGCACGAAAACGCGGCATAAGCCGCGCCTGATCAACTGTTATCTGGTCTGGTTTGGCCCGCACTTTTCCCACCTGTACGTGTGCAACACGTTCGGGGAACCCTAAAGATCCGATCGGACGGCAAGCTCGACACGGACAAGTCCTCGCTGGATACGGCTACGGGCGGTCTCGCGAGGGACACCCAACAGGGTCGCGACGCGCCCGTAGCCGTAGCCGTTCGCCCAGAGGGCGATCGCCTGGTCCTGTTTCGTTGTCAGCAGCCCGAGCTCGCGGCCGAGCGTTAGCCATTGCCCGCGCTCCTCAAGCGTGTCAATGATCACTCTTTTGTCTCTCAGCGAGGGCTTGTTTCGCTGCTGACAGGCCAGATGTGACGGGAACCTTCTCCTCGAACTCCTCCTCGGGCTCCTCGGGGGGCTCCGGGGGCGAAGCTGGTGCTGGCGGGGGAGGCGCGGGGGGAGAGACAGACTTCGTGGCCTTCGTGGACTTCGGTTTGGGTTGGTCGTCGAGTCGTCCTTGCAGCTCGTCGCGTTCCTTGGGGGAAAGCTGGAGGATCGCGGTGAAGATTCTGTCTACGCGTGTCATGTCAATATCGCCACCATGAGGTTAGGGGGACAGTGATGGTCGAGCAGGTCGATCGCGTCGTGGAGCGAAATGTCGGTTCGTTGGGAAACGATCATGGCGTTGTCGCTGTCTGATCCTGCAAGCCGCAGCTGACTGTAACGCCACGCGACGAGGTTGGTCGTTTCGGTGTCAACCGGGTCTGTTCTCGTGGGACCGCGCCCCATCCAGTCTCCCATGGCAATGCCTGCAAGCGCTCAAACAGTCGTTTTCGGTTGCGATCTGATGGTTACCTTTTAGCGAAGGCGCCAGATGGACTGTTGTTGCGACCTGTGAGCAGCCTTGGAGCTGCAGGCGACAAAGATGGCCGTCCCTGGTGAGCACGAGCTGTCGGAGGTTGCGCCAGTGGCGACTGTAGGTGTGCTGCCTGAGCGACCTGGCATGGTGTTCTGTGTCGTGTGCTTTGCAATAGGTGCCGGTGGTTGGGGTGCCGCACTCACGGCAGGGACGTCTCAGCATGTTCGGTTCGACGGGTTCGTCGGCGGATACAGCGGTTTCGTCGGCGGCCAGTTCGGCCGGAAGGGAAACACGCTCACGCAGAAGCTGCACTGGTGCACCCAGGGTGCGTACACCCGTCCGCATCGCGGGCATTCCCAGCCGCGGTCATACATATGCAATCATTGGTACGGAGGGTTTGCGTTGGTTCGCCTGGTGCCAGCACGCACGGTCGTAGGCGATCACGGCAGCGACGGCAGCGTCGATCTTGCGGGGGCTATCAGGGTGGTCTTTCGTGATGACGGTGCCGAACGGGGTCTCTTTCGCCTGGGCGAACCCAACGTGACGGCTCAGAACACGGTTCCCGTCGTGTGTGAGGGTCTTTTCGAGGGTTCCGGCGCGTAGACGATCGCAGGCGGCAGCCATGCGTTTCCGGTCGTTCGTTGGGAACGAGAGGACAACGTCCCCGTACATCTCTTGCCAGCGTTCGATCTCCGACGCCCACCCCGGCGGGTCAGGTGCAAGCTCAACCACATCGTAGGTTTCCATCGCGATCTGGATCGTGTCGTCGACCTCGATGCGGGGGATCCTCCAGTCTGGGCCAGCTCCCTCGGGTCGTTCCCAAACCGAGATCGGGCTGAGGAACCCGTCGAGGGTGCAAGCGACGAGGGCGGTCGCGTCGCGTTTGTAGCTCCCGTCGAAGCCCAACACGACCTTCTCACCAGGGACGAGCTGCCGTTGCGGGTCGGTTGCGGCCTTCCAGTCGTCCGGACCGACCCAGGTTGCCTCTGAGGACGCCCAAACGCACCCGTGGAGCTGCAGACCCTGCGCGTCGGTCAGCTCC